GTTTAGGAGGAAGTGGTTTGGGGGGAAGTGGTTTGGGGGGAAGCGGTTTTTTGCCCTTGCCTCCTTGCGGGGTGGGTCTTTTATAATCACTAGGAATTTTCCCACCGGGTCTAGTTGGAGTATAACCACCTTTTTCTTTTGGCCTTCCATAGCCTACCGCACATTTATTATCTGGCCCGAAAGTTCCTTCATCGTCTTGCCCGCAGTCCCTACCCGCTACAAAATTAGTTACTTTTTTTTTATCGTCTGTAAGTGGCCCGCCAGCAATCCAAGCATCGCAAGTCCGTTTGGCGGCACATTTGAAATCAAAAATCTCGCAGTATCCAAGATCGCCAGCTTGGGCAACTTCATTTGCATCTTTACCAATTCCCTTTTTGATGCAACCAAGAATTTTGCTGGTCTGATTAAAGGCCGCACAATTTCCGCATCTCATCGTTTTGGCGGTAGCAACATCGCCCTGAAACTCGTCGGCCTTTGCTTTCCAATATAGGTCGTTGGGTTGGTTGGGATTGCTTGGGCCGTAATTAGCGTCATTCACTGCTGTCTGGCGGTTCTTGAGATTTGTTTTAATGTCTTGAGTGGCCAATGGGCAAGCATTGGGAATTGCAAATGTGTTTCTTTTTTTGCGACTATTAGCCAAGGCTTCAAATGCTTGCGAAATCATTTCAAAACTTTTTGAGTCTAATCTCGATAATTCTTGCAAATTGTTGTCAATTTGCTTTCCACCAATCTTCTCTGTGTCCTCGGTCGCTCCGGGTTCGGTTGGTTCACGCACTTCACCCACATCAATATCTCCATCGCCACCAGTGGTTCGGCTTTTTGTGTCTTGTTCTTTGATGGGTGGCACAACGACAACTGCGTTTTCGTCTTGTGGTTCATCTTCCATCTTTTCTGGAATAGCTTGCGTGGGTGTAGGGGTTTTTGTAGATGGAGCGATTGTTCCGATATTGATTCCTTCCACAATCTTCGACGCTTCCTCGGGCGAAATAAATGGGAAGGCCGCCGTGATGATTGAAATTGAGCCCTCCTTGGATACCGCACCAGAAGCAACGGCATTGATGACTTGAATGAGAGAAGCGACTTGTGCCCCGTTAAGTGCTTGGTCGGCCACATAAGTCTGCTCTGATTGTTGGCCTGTCTGATCGCCAGATTGCGTCTGATCTTGTGCGGGTTGCTGAATAGAACCAAGAACCGTGTCTGAAATTGCACTTGGCTGAACGCCATATTGTTTTGCTAAATCGTCTATCAGCTTTGCCTCCAACGCCCTTTGTCTCATTGAACTTTCAAAATCGAGTCCCTTCTCTGAATATATGGAACTTGCACTGGTCAAGCCCGCTCGAAACTCGGCTATATTGGCTTGGCTCTCCCGACCTAAATCAATAGAGACATTCGCACCAAAATTAAAAATTCCCTTGGTGCTTTTGCTTCCAAGGTTGTTTGCAATCAATCCCCTCGCAACTCCGTCTGCAATTACAATGTTCTTTAGAGGACGAAGAACCCGATCTTCTAGGAGTTTCTGGTATCTGCGGAAAGTGCGTCCAGCTTGTTGCATTTCAAGTCTAGCCGTCGGGCCAGACATTGAAGAAGGGTCTACAGCAAAGCTGTAAGGGATGCCAACACCCATACAAATGTTTCGCAAAAGAATCTTGTGGAACTCCGCAAATGCTCCGCTAGGTCGGCTCGGCCCATCTGGGAAAATAATATCCTCATTGACCTCAAGATAACTGACCTTACCCGGTTCAATGGTTTCTAGTTTGATGCCTTGGTTATCAGCGTTTAGATCATTTGTAAGGCTTGAAAGATCAGAAGCATTATTGTTATTTCGCTTAATAATTCCAGCTTGTGAACTTGCATATTTGGCCGCCATCTTTTCAGAAGCAATAATCTCGTAGATATCTACGCAATCATTGATGGCTGTATGGAAAGCAGAAACTCCACGATATTGGTCAATGCGAAGTGGGTCATAAAGATGGAACGCTTGGCTTGCGGGGATTGTTGTTTGAAAGATGTACGCATTTCCGTACGTCCTTAAATAAATGTCGTATCCAACTGGCGAACCAGTTTCTTGGTCAATATGAATGCCGCTAATAAGATTAAGGCTGGTGTATGTGCGGTTGGGGTCGCCGAGTCTATCTGCTTCAATGCCTTGTAGCCTTAGATTGCCTTGTTGATCTCGAACCAAAGCAAAAAGAAAATCACCGTCTCTTAACATACTCATCATCGCAATTTGCATTAAGAACGAGCCAGTATGCCTTCCCGACAAATCGCACTTGTCCCACCAATCATTCCAATAAGCCTCTACATCGGTATTAACCTTGGGGCTTTCGGTTCTTGCTTGATAGGAGATATTCCCTGCACAATGACTGGCAAATTTCATCAATAGTCCACGCACCAATCCAACATTCTCTGCCAAGTCCCTTGAACGCTTGAGCAGTTCTACTCGGTCATAGTTTGAGCGAAAGCCTTCTGCGCCAGACAAAGAGGACGGGCCGCGCCTTTGTCTATTGTATTGAACTGCGTCATATTCAAATGCTGTGAGCTTTGCCCTAGAAGCCAAACGCTCAACGGCGGCTTGCGGATTAACAAAGGCGATAGCCTTATCAATTAGGTTTAGATGAACCTTTTTCACTTACGCCATCCCAATCGAACGAGCAGGGCCGAACTTTGCGTAGGTAGTTCTGATGCGTCCACCAGTCGCTTGCTGAATGGCTAGGGTCAATTCTGCAATCGTATCTCTCACCTCGCCAAGATTCGCCCTTGAAAAAGAGCGTCCAGCTATTGAATAGCTTGAACCCGCCACCGCTATCGCCTCAAGACAAGTGATATACTTATCACGCAACGAAGTTAGGGTGGTGAGGGGTAGCCCAATAAAATCACCCTTCGCCATTCACCTCCTCCTCTGTCAAGCTCGCTGGCGAGACTTTCAACCGCCCATATAAGGCCGCACCCACAATGTTCATACACTCGCAATCCAGCAAGTGATTATGCTTTCCAATTTGCTTCCACACAAGCCTTTCCCTTCCAGTCATAGGGTTTTTAACCCGCACTTTCACTTCTGCTTCAATATGCACTCGCCAAACATCGGGAGTGTCTAAGGCGATGTAGCCGGGTTCTTTGATTAGGTTTGATAGAATGTCTTTAATGGATGGATTCGACCACCGCCATACTGGACAGAATTTCCACTTCCACCCTGCCTTTGATTGAATTGCTTTTCCGCTAAATGGGTCTCCATTTGCAATTCGAGCGTAGGGGCGTTGTAATTTTCGATCATCTACAATTTCAGAAAAGCTGGTTCGGTCTGAGCCAACCAAAGCCATCCAACCATTTTTACAGCAATTATAATATACCTCTCTGGTTTGATCGCCACTGTCACAAAAAACACATTTATGCTCTACGCCAAACTCTTCTGCTTTGGCTTGAATGTCTCCCCAAGTTTCAAGCCTGCCAGCCCAAACAAGTCTTGATCTTCCTTGCAAATCCCAAGCCCGAACAACACACCAAGCGTGGAAGCCCCCAGCCTCTTGAATGTCGCAAGCCATAATTAACTTCTCATCAACTCTGACCTCGCCCATCTTGTAGTCGCCAGCCACAATCTCCATCTTCTCGCTTTCGTGTTCCATCCAAGGCTCTGCTAGAACTCGGTTCACGAAGTCTTGTAGCCCTATAATTCCATTGTGCTTATCTTGCAGAAACTTCACCGCCAAACTTCCAAAGCTAACCCAAGGGGCGTATAGGCCATTAAGATGGTAGGAGCGTCTGGCTGGTTCGCCCTTTAGGTTGGTTGCTCTCCATTCCCCCTCTCTCAGCATCTTGGTTTTCTGTCCGTCTGTAATCTTGCCTTTGCATTCCTCGCACTCGTAGTAGGTCGAGGATTTAACCAGCTTAAAATCATAAACTCCATCCTCAATCTTTGCCAACTCGTCCCACTTCACTTGCCCCCATACTAGCTTTTGCTTATGCCCACAATGAGGACAAGGAACAAAATAGAAACGCATATCCCCTTTTTGCCACTCGCTCCAAATGATTGAGTCGGCAGTTGTTGGGGTGCTGGTTGCTATGATAAGATGATTCGGGTAGGTGCTTACTCTAGCCTCTGCAAGTTGAACTGGGTTCGCCTCTCGCCCTGCCCCTGCTTGCTCTGGGAACTTGTCCACCTCATCCATACAAAGCAAGGCAATCGAACGACTAGAAAGAGCCGAGGGGCTAGTACCAGCCCACCACACCGAGCATCGTTTGAAGTGTTGCTCTAATATCTTTATCTTGTCGGTGTTGTCTGGCTTTTCTTTGGCTAGGGCTGGGCAATCGTCAATCATAGGAAGCCAGCGAGTTTCTGTAAATGATCTTGCTAAATGCTCGCTAGGCATCACCCACAATGCGGGGCAAGGTCGCTCTGCTATTCTGTACGCTAGGCCAGCCAGAATCGTTGTGGTCTTGCTTGTTTGCGCCCCCCACACCAACACCACCCTACGAATCGAATCATCACCAAAAGCCTCTAGGGGTTCACGAACATAAGGCGTTAGGTTGGTCGAGTACGCTCCGGGTATGTTCGTAACCCTAGCTGAAAGCGTAAGATTTTTCTCCGCCCATTCTGGAATCGAAAGTTGTTCCCTTGGCTCAAACAAAAGACGAGCGAAGTTCTTGGCCTCATCAATCTGGTTCATCTCTTAACCAAATAATCTTTTGCATACGCCCAAGCTGGGTTCATATGGATTTGATGATGGCACTCAAAGCACACCGCCAAGAAAAACTCAACCTCATTCAACCTATCCCCAAATCTTCCTCGCCTATGGTGAACTTGGCTCGCCATCTTGCAACGGCACACTTGGCATATTGGATTGTTAGTTAAAAACTTCTCTCGAACATCTTTATAGACCTCGTTCTGGCCTTTTCTCTTTGCAGATACTCGGCGTAGTTTCCCGCCTCGCTTGAGTGAGGTTTTGCGTTTAAGTGGCGAGCGTTTCATCGGTCAAAGAATGGAAGCATTATGCCAAGGATTGCGATTGCTACTAGCAAAACAATAAAGCACTCGTTCATTTGAATGCTCCTTCTGCTTTCTGGATGGTAACAAAGATTTGGTCAATTCCCTCTTGGATGGCTCTTTTCGCACATTCTGGGTCGCTGGGATTTGCTCTGGCGGCCAAACTCGAAGGCATAGCATCCATTAGGTTTCTAATTGCTCCTAGCCATTTGCCGAACACTTCTCGCACCTCATCCATTCTGACTAGCACTCTGGTTATTTCCTCGAATCGGGCGTGTTCCATTTCCGCTTCTGCAACTCGCTTTTTTGCCTCTCCCCATCCTTGAACCGCTGACCTCATCGCTATTGGGTTTTTGTTTTTTGATGCCGTGGCTACCAATGAGTAAGCAACCACCTCGGCTTGCTTCGCTCGATTCAATCTGCCAAGCGAGCTTGTCGATTTGTATGATTCTACATCCAATTCTTTCGATGGCTCTGAGGAGATCGGGGATGGTGCTTGGATTAGAAGTTGCTTTCTGCCTACTCGTTTTTGATTTGCGATCTTCCAACTTTGAGCCTCTGCCTCGCTGGTAAGGGGCATCCCCGCCTTTACTAGCTTGTTTATCGCCGCACCAGATATTCCCCATAGTTTCGCTAGTTCTGATTGTCGCATTTCTCACAAGGGCTTTCCACACGCCAAACATTTTTCGCCCCCTCCACCCTCTTCATCCTCTGGACTTGTTGCCTCCATCATCTTTCCAATCTCATCCAAACTAAATCCAGTTATGTCTATGTCGATTTCTCCTGCATCTAGTTCCTCTAGGATGTCTTTGAGTTGGGGCATATCAAATTCTCCACTCAACTTGTTTAATGCTAGGTTGGCCGCCTTCTCTTGCGTTTCATCTAACCAAACCGCCCACACATCGACCTCATCTTTGCCAAGTGCTTCATAGCATTTCAACCGCTGATGGCCTCCAACTATGTTCCCAGTCTTTGCGTTCCAAGTTATTGGCTGAAGATTTCCAAGTTCGCTCAAAGATTTTGTGAGCCTACCCAAAGCCTCGGAAGTAATTTTTCTAGGATTGTATTTTGCTGGTGAAAGTTCGCTGATTTTTTTTGTTATTAAAGATGGATATTTCATAAATCCTAAAAAGTTACGCAAGATTGTTTAACAATGTTTAACACAAAAAAATACTAGGTTAATTCGTACAGAAATTTCGCGCCTCGGAACC